CTGGAAGCCACCACCCTGGCGGCGCAACTGATGGTGCTGCTGCGCAAACAGTACTGGGACATCGACTTTGTCGAGGAGGCTCGTGCAGTGCTGGCCCAGCCGGTCGAGAATGGGTGGGTTGTCCAGTGGGATCAGGTGCTGCACCTGGGCGAAATCCAGTGGCCGTGGCCGAACCAGCCGCCGGGTTCTCTGGTATTCGCCTTCGATCCGGACTCTGGTCCTGGCCACGAAAGCGCCTACAAGAAGCCGGAGGATTTCGCATGAGCTACGTCAGTTCCATGCACGACCGGATGATCGCTGGCCTGTTGATCCCCTGCCGCGTCGTCGCGGTTGACCTGGCGGCGGCACGTGTCCGGGTATCCGATGGCGCCGGCTGGACCAGTGCCTGGGTGCGCTGGCACAGCCAGGCCGCCGGCAAGGCCCGGCACTGGCGCTCGCCGAGCCTGGACGAGCAGGGCGTGCTGATCAGCCCGAGTGGCGAACCGGCCTTGGGCACCTTCATTCCCGGCCTTTATGGCGACGCCGGCAATCCGCCGGACAACCGCGAGCATGTCGAGGTCTGGCGGTTCGACGACGGTGGTTCGCTCACCTACGACTGGCAGGCCAGCAGCTACAGCATCGACCTGCCACGCGGCACCCTCACACTCAAGGTCGGCGGCAGCACGCTGACGGCCACCCCCGACGCCATCACGCTGACCTCTGGCAACCTGACCTTGAATGGCCCGGTGCAGATCAACGGCGCACTTCAGGTGACGGGGGATATTCATGGTGGCGGCGCGATCATCGACACCGCCGGCAACACCCCCAACCACAAGCACTGAATCGAGCCCGCCAACGCGGGCTTTTTCATGCCAGGAGAACATCATGGCAAACCCGAACAACAACGCCGGTCCCGGCGCAGGCGACGCTCGTTCTCGCGTTCAGCCCCTGACACAGGAGTGACGCGATGATCGGAATGGATCGCCAGACCGGCCAGCCCGTTTCCGGTGTCGCCCATCTGCGGCAGTCCATCGCGGACATCCTCGGCACGCCGCTGGGCAGCCGGCGCATGCGGCCCGAGTACGGCAGCAAGCTGCGCCGCTTCGTCGACCTGCCGGTCAACGAGGGCTGGAAAAGCGCAGTGCAGGCCGAAGTGGCGCAAGCCCTGACGCGCTGGGAGCCGCGCCTGAAACTGGAACGGGTACGCGTGCTGTCGATCGTCGACGGCAGCATCACCCTGCAACTCACCGGACAATACCTGGGCGACAGCCAGATCCTGGAGGTGACGGCATGAGCATTGTGACGCTCTCGGCGCTGCCCGCGCCGCAGGTCCTGGAAGACCTGGATTTCGAAGACATCTTCCAGGCTGACCTGGCGACCTTCAGGTCGCACCTGGGCGAAAACTGGGACGCGCAACTGGAAAGCGACCCGGTGACCAAACTGCTGGAAGTCGGTGCCTACCGCACCCTGCTCAACCGGGCGCGGGTCAATGACGCTGCCAAGGCGCTGCTGCTGGCGTATGCCCAGGGCAGCGACCTGGATCAACTGGCCGCCAATGTCCGCCTGCAGCGACAGGTCATCAGGGTAGCGGACGCGAACAGCGTGCCGCCGGCGGAAGAGGTGCTGGAGGAAGACGACGCCCTGCGCGAGCGGGTGCAGATGGTCTACGAAGGCCTGACCACCGCCGGCCCGCGCAACAGCTACATCCTCCATGCCCGCAATGCTTCCGGGCTGGTGGCCGATGCGACGGCGGAAAGCCCGTCACCGGCGGTGGTCGATGTAACGGTGCTCAGCCTCGAAGGTGATGGCGTGGCCAGTCCTGAACTGCTGGCGCTCATCACCGCGCAGTTGAATGACGAAGACGTGCGGCCCGTCGCCGACCGCCTCACGGTGCGCAGTGCGGAAATCCTGCCGTATCGCATCGACGCAGTGCTGCACACGGCCGGCAACGGTCCGGAAAACGAAGCGATCCTGACGGAGTGTCGGCGACGTTTGCAGGCATGGATCAATCCACGCGGACGCCTCGGCGTGGAGGTCCCGCGATCGGCCATCGATGCGCAACTGCATATCGCCGGCGTCTCCCGTGTCGAATTGAGCAACTGGACCGACCTGCGCCCCACCAAGGCCCAGGCCGCCTGGTGCACCGGATTCGACATCCGGCTAGGAGGCTGACATGGCCAGCCTCCTGCCGCTCAACGGTACAGCGCTGGAGCGCGCCATCGAGGCCGCTTCGGCAGACATCCCGGATGTTCCGCTGCGCACCTTGTACAACCCCGTGACCTGTCCTGCGCACCTGTTGCACCAACTGGCCATGGCCTGGTCGGTGGACCGCTGGGACGAAGCCTGGCCGGAGGCGACCAAGCGCGAGGTGATTCGCGGCGCCTTCGAGGTGCATGCCCGCAAGGGCACCATCGGCGCCTTGCGCCGCGTGGTGGAGCCCTTCGGCTATCTCATCGAAGTCGTCGAGTGGTTCAACGCCGTGCCCCAGGGTGTTCCGGGGACCTTCGCGATGAAAATCGGCGTCTCCGAAAACGGCATCAGTGAAGAGACCTACGAGCAACTGACCGCGCTGATCGATGACGCCCGGCCGGTCAGCCGGCACATGACCGGCCTTGCCATCACCCTCGACAGCAAGGGCTGCCTGCGGCTCGGCATCGGCCTGAGCGAAGGCGACGACATCGACATCTACCCGCCGATCCTTCGAGACATCGAGGTTCGCGGCAACCACGGCCTCATCGGCCGTGACCATCAAATCGAAACCCTGGACGTTTACTCATGACAGACCAGAACAGCCAGTTCTTCGCGATCCTCACTGCGGTGGGGGAGGCCAAGCAGGCCAACGCGAACGCTTTGGGCGTGCCCTGGACCTTCGCCCAGATGGGCGTGGGCGACGCCAACAATACGGATCCGGTGCCGTCGCGCACCCAGACGAAACTGATCAACGAGCGTCGTCGGGCGCCACTGAATCAGATCACGGTCGATCCGACGAACAGCAGCATTATCATCGCTGAACAGGTCATTCCGCCTGACGTCGGCGGCTGGTGGATTCGCGAAATCGGGCTCTATGACGCAGTTGGTGATCTGGTTGCGGTGGCCAACTGTGCACCGAGCTTCAAGCCGCTGCTCAGTCAGGGCACCGGCAAGACCCAGGTCGTACGGCTGAATATTGTCGTCACGAGCACCGCCAACGTTGAGCTCAAGATTGATCCGGCGGTGGTGCTGGC